CCATCACTATTCGCCTTTTAAATCTGAGCCTGTAGATTTTGTTAAATGGGTTCCTAATCAGATTGTAAAGGCAAACGATTACAATCCCAACTCAGTGGCTCCACCTGAAATGCAATTGCTTGAATTATCTATTATGAATGATGGGTATACTCAGCCGATTGTTACGTGGCCTAAAGAGGATTTAGTGGAGGTTATTGATGGCTTTCACCGAAACAGAGTAGGAAAGGAAAGCTTACTAATTAACAAACGCATACACGGACATTTGCCAATAGTGGCAATCCGTAAAGAGCAAGAGAATAAAAACGACCGTATAGCATCAACGATACGACACAACCGCGCAAGAGGTAAGCACCAAATAGATGCAATGAGTGAGATAGTTTTGGAGCTTAAAAATCGTAACTGGACAAATAACCGCGTAGCCCGTGAGCTTGGTATGGATGAAGATGAGATTTTAAGACTATGCCAAATAACAGGATTGGAACATCTATTCTCAGATGAAGATTTTAGTAAGTCGTGGGAATCATCAGATTCAATGACTGATTACGAGCCGTTGACAGACTCATTTGCAGAAGATGAAATAACAGATTTTAGGACTGTAAACACAAGCGATCCGGATCGTATTTTTCATACTTACGATAAATGGGAGTGTCACAAAGCAGGGTTTTATGCCAGCACAAAAGAAGGGATGACTCAGGAGCAATGCGAGCAAGCTTATGCAGACTTTTTAGCCAACGATGAACAATTTAGAAAAGGTTTAGATGATGTTATAAATAACTGGAAGCACTCATGTGAACACTATTTAACTAACAAAGCAATGAATCGTATTTCCTGGCTAGGTCAGGCAGCAATGTGTTTTGCAACTGGCGTTCCTTCAAAGTACTGCGCAGGGTTTAACAGGCTTTCAGAAGAACAACAAGAGCATGCAAATCAAATTGCTTTAGAGGCTTTAAATGTTTGGATGACTAAAAATAATAGACCTACTTTAGATATGGCGGACGCTCTTTCAGTAGGTAGGCAGGTAAACATTTACTAAGATGGCAACAAAAGTTTATACTGATAAAAATGTTTTAGAAGCATCGGTTGAACGTGTTTCAATGGTGTTTGAGAACTTTGAACGGATTTATATTTCGTTTTCAGGTGGAAAGGATAGTAGTGTAATGTCTCATCTTGTGCTAACAGAAGCTAGAAAGCGAGGTCGCAAAGTTGCCCTACTCATCATTGATTTAGAGGCTCAATACTCCGATACGATTACACATATTCATCACATGATTGAAATGTACAGCGATGTTATTGAGCTTCATTGGGTGTGTGCTGAGTTGCTTTTAAGGAACGCGGTAAGTAATTACCAGCCGCGTTGGATTTGTTGGGATAAGGAAAATAAAGATGTTTGGGTACGCGATATGCCCAAAGAGGCTGCGGACTTAACGCAATACGACTTCTACCAACCTAAAATGGAGTTTGAGGAGTTTATGGTTATATGGGGCGAATGGTACTCACAGGATAAATTAACAGCCGCATTCATTGGTATTCGGGCAGATGAAAGCTTGCATCGTTACCGCGCTATTGTGAGCCGGAAAGACGGGTTAATGTTTAAAGAATGGAAATGGTCGACTAGGGTTTCTTCAAAGCTATTTAATATTTACCCGATTTACGATTGGAGGACTGAGGACATATGGGTTTTTCATGGAAAAAATAAGCACCTACCTCATAACAGAGTTTACGATCAAATGACAAAAGCCGGGGTTAAATACAGCCAGCAGAGACTTTGCCAGCCGTACGGAGACGACCAAAGACGCGGTTTATGGCTTTACCACATACTCGAACCGATGACTTGGTACAAATTAGTTGCCAGGGTAAACGGTGTTAATGGTGGGGCTCTGTACATTCAGGAGACAGGAAATATCACTGGTTACGATAAGATAACAAAGCCAGAAGGTCACACTTGGGAAAGCTTCTGCAATCTGCTTTTGAAAACAATGCCAAAAAAAACCCAAGATCATTACAGGGAAAGGTTTAAAAAGTTCATTGCAGGCTGGAAAGATAGAGGCTACACAAAAATACCGGACGAAGCCCCACATGATTTAGAGGTTAAATGTTGGGTTCCTTCGTGGAAAAGAATGTGCCGGGTACTTCTCAGGAATGACTATTGGTGTAAGGGTTTAGGGCAAACACAACCTAAGTCAGAAGCTTACGAAAAGTTTAAGGAAATAAAGGCTTTGAAGAAACTTAAACAGGAAGTAAATGGCTAAAGATCCGGCATTCCTATTTTACAGTAATGATTTTTTAGCTGGAGTTCAAGACTTGACCATGGAAGAACGTGGCCAATACATTACCCTTTTGTGTGTACTTCACCAGAAAGGACGTATTAACGACAAGACAATCCGGCTATGCGTTGGCAATGCCGCGGCAGATGTTTTGGCAAAGTTTCGGCAGGATTCGGCAGGGCTTTGGTATAACGAGCGGCTTGAAATTGAGATTGAAAAAAGGCGCGCCCACGCGGATAAACAAAGGCTTCGCGCTACTGAAGGCTGGAAAAAGCGTAAAAACGAAGAAAATAGTAAAACAGAAGTAAGCCACGGCAATGCCACGGCAATGCCTTTAGAAGATGTAAATGAAAATAGAAATGAAAATGTAATTACTAATAAAAGTAAAAAAGAAAAAGCCGAAATTGTTTTACCGTTCAACTCAGCAGAATTTGTAAACGCATGGGATAACTGGAAAACATATCGGAAGCAATCAGGCAAGCCGTACCGATCTGAGTTAAGCGAACAAGCGGCACTTAAAAAGCTTTCAAACTATCCTGAGCCAACAGCGATAAAAATGATTGAGGAAAGCATAGCTAACTCATGGCAAGGTATATTCGAACTTAAAAATAAAAACAATGGAAACACCAATTCAGCAGAAATTACAACAGGCCGTACCTATGCAGGTAAGCTTTGAGCCTGAGCAGTTTAATGAAATAGAACTTGATGAGCAGGAGATTGAAGAAGCACTCAGGATAGGCCGCGAGGTTAAGTACTACGCGCTACAGAGGGAAGCCTACAGGCGAAAGCTACAGGAAGATGTCGTTTATACTAAACACTCAGCAGAACAGCTTTTTGACCAGTACGCGAAGATGTTTAAGATTCAAGACGATAAGCATCGTGCCAAGATTGTAAACCTTTGCTGCTACTTTGCAAACGATTCACGAAGCGCCTATGATTTGAATAAAGGGCTTCTGCTTATGGGGTCAGTTGGCAACGGTAAGACAACTATTTTTAAGCTATTCAGCGCAAATCAAAACCATAGCTTTAGAGTTGTGTCAATGCTGGATATTTCATTTGATTACAAAACAAGCGGAGAGCCAGGGGTTAAGCCTTACGGTGTCAATTACACGATTGCGCCTAACACCTACGGGAAAGTATCATCCGGTTACTGCTTTGATGACGTGGGCACCGAGGAAGTCCCTTGTCGTCACTTTGGAGAGTCAAAGAACATATTTTCGGAGGTTATCCAGATCAGGTATAATAACAAGCATTTGGTTCCTTTCAATAGCACTCACGTGACAACAAACAAAAACGAAAAGGATCTTCGTGAACTATATGGCGAAAGGACTTACGACCGTCTAAAAGAAATGTTTAACGTAGTTGTATTCGAACATGATAGTTTCAGAGGCTAGTGTTTTACGGAAATTATACCGCGAATGGATGCTGATTTATTATTTTCATGATTCCGGCAAAAAGAAAGATAACTGGCTTCCCTTCGAAGAGTGGGTTAAAATGTAAAAAGATATGAAACAATAAAATTTACAACTAACAACAGGAAATAATAAAGGAACTAGGCGAGAATTAGATTTCTATCCTACTCCTATAAATGTCACTCAGGCACTTATTGATTTTCTAAACATTCCATTGAATCTTACTATTTGGGAGCCCTGCTGTGGTAATTATGCAATGTCAGGAGTATTTAAAAGATCAGGATATGATGTGATAGAAACTGATATTATTTACGGCCAAGACTTCTTCGAGACAAATGTAAAGTGTGATGCTATTATCACTAACCCTCCATTTAATTTGTCTGAGCAGATTATAGTTAAGGCGCTGAAAGAAGCGAGATTAGTAGCTATGCTTTTAAAATCCCAATATTGGCACTCAAAGAAAAGGTTGCAATTATTTAATGACTATCCTCCGACATATGTTTTACCTCTTACATGGCGTCCTGATTTTTTAGAGCACGAAAGAAAAAAGGGCGATAAAAAAGGCTCCCCAACAATGGAAGTGTGTTGGACTGTTTGGCAAAAGCCACTACAATCAAAAACAGTGTACCAGCCAATAAGCAAGCGAAAATATTGACATATATGACAATTGAAACGCTTATGCAGGAATTTGAATCAAAGGCTTTGTTATTTGTACCAACTGGTTATAATGAATTTGCAAAAGCTGATAAGGTTAGATGGAATGATCAAATATATTATTTAGATAGTGATTTAAATAATTCCTTTATAATCTTTATCTATGGTTATGAATTTGGGTTAAAATGTAAACTAAAATAAAAACAAGATGGAAAAACAAATATGGTTCTCAAATAACCTAAAAGAACTCAGAGCTACAACAGGGCATACCTTGGTAGAAATCAGTGATGAAACAGGAATAAACAGGGAGACTATCAGGGATTATGAGTTAGACAGAACTGTTCCAAATATTTACAACCTGGTTAAGCTGGCAAAGTTCTTCGGGGTTACGTTGGATCAACTGGTTTTCGGTTAAAATAATTGAAATATATCTTAAAAAGTATTTTGAAATGTCGGATGGATTAAGTTACTTTGGTCATCAATTAAAGTATATGGAATACGAATCTGATTTAAGTAAGGAATTTCACAGAGATAGAAAAATAGAGGGTTATCTTAAAAAAGTCTCAGAAGATAAAGCCTTACAAGAATTGTACACGCAACTAACAAAAAGGCTTTTACAAATCTCGCAACAATATATCCTTACTAAAGAAGGTAAGTTTGAATTATTTGGAAGTGACGATATGATTGTTTTGGGTATAAAAATGCAAATAGAATTTAGGATAAGCCAACTAAAAAAGTACTACGATTTATGAAAACAGCAGATACAATACCCATGACACCCACCGACAAGTTAACTCAGATTGAACGCGGAATAGCTGACTACTCTGCCGGACTACAGAAACACGCTATGCTATTAGCTCAGCTTAGGATGATGCTTTTTACAGCGAATGAGTTCTTTGAAAGGAAGAAATTGAGGTTATAAAGCAAAAGACACGCCCTGGGACGCTGTTCTTATGGGTAGCGTGGCGTGTACTGTTAATGCAAAGATATAAAAATCAATACTATGAAAGTAATTTATATACAAAATGAAAAATTCGAATGGAATAGATTCGAATACGAAAACATTACAGACTTAAAGTCTGAGATAGAATCTGCCAAAATAAAGCTGGGCTACAATTGCCATCTGGGCGACAATTGCCATCTGGGCTACAATTGCCAGCTGGGCGACAATTGCCATCTGGGCGACAATTGCCATCTGGGCTACAAGTGCCATCTGGGCTACAATTGCCATCTGGGCGACAATTGCCAGCTGGGCTACAAGTGCCAGCTGGGCGACAATTGCCATCTGGGCGACAATTGCCAGCTGGGCGACAATTGCCATCTGGGCTACAAAACAAATATTGATAATTCAAGAGCTATTTTTATACTCAATGGGTATAAATATTCTGCTGGGGGTCATTTTAATTCTGATGGTGTACAGATTATACAATTAGGGTGCTACACTAGAACTCGACAAGATTGGGAGTCAGATTTTTGGAATAACGAATTAGAATTTACAAATCCTGAAAGTGAAGAAAGTAAAGCTAGAGTGAGGACTTACAAAACTATTTGTTTCTTTTTAGATCGCGTTTATGAAACCGATAGAAAATAAGCTTGACAAGCTAGTTCGGCAGATACTTTTAAAAAGAAACATAAGGCACAATGGCTGTTTTCATTGCTTTGTTTGCAAGAAGGTTTATTTTGCGCACGTGGCGACAGTCGGGCGCTTCCGGAAACGAGGGCACCACGCGGTTAAATGGGATCTGCTCAACAATCATTTGCTTTGCCCATGCTGCCAAGACGAAAGTAAGCAGTCTAATTACGACAATTACTACGAAAGGATTGACGAGGAATACGGCAAAGGCACTGCTGAAATGCTGGTAATAAAGAGCATGACAATGGTTAAATTTACAGTTTGGGAAATGGAGGAACTTTACGAAGAACTAAAGAAACAGTTATGAAAAGTACGGAATTAAGAATTGGTAACAAGTTACAAATTGGTAGAAAAATAATTACAGTTAGTGCTATTGACAGTAGCGAGATTGTAACCCAAAAAGAAGGGTATATTTCTTTGGGTCAATATCAACCATCTGGCATCCACCTAACAGAAGAGATACTGGTTAAGGCAGGGTTTGAGGGGGATATAAATTTTGGATATGGTAAGGATTGTGTAGAGTTAAATTATATAACAACTGATGACTACTTTCAGTTAGAGTTTAAAGTTTCGTCATCAAAAAGATGGTTGTTAATCAATATAAAACATGTTCATGAACTTCAAAACCTTTATTTCTATTTAACTGGAACCGAACTAAACATTGAGTTATGACATACGAGCAAGCGAAAGACGAGGTAGCGAAAAAGCATGGTTACGTTAATTGGGATAATTGTGTATTTGTTTGGGCAGGATTTATTGGAACAGTAGAGCCCTTTCTAAACGAAGCAGCCGAACTTTACGCCAATTCTAAGGTAGAAGAGTATCAAGCTATGGTAACCGATCAGATTAAAGCAATGTCCGAACAGCTAGAGGCCATGACCGCAGCCGCCCAAAAGTATAAGGTTATGTTTGAAAAAGCGGAGAGGTTGCAGGAAGAAGAAAAGAAAGCTGTATGGGATAGGGCGTGTGAGGCGCAGAGGATTAAAAATATTTTTGATCCAACAGTTGATAAACAATTTGAAAAAGAGTTAAAAGCTATTGAAAAAGGAGAGTATAATTTGGCGGGCCGGGAAAGTACTATTTACAAGGTTATTACAAACGAAAAATCGGTAATCAAATTTGAAAACTGTTCTTTTGAAACTGAAAAGTCAAAAGACGGTTACAACCAATGCCCACGATTCACGGACGTGACTTGTAAATGTGAAGGTGGTTGTCAGATGGTAGAAGAAGAGATGTATATAGCCCTATCCCCTTCCTCAATAGAGCAAAAATACGTTCAATTCACTGAGCTTTTGGAAGAGCCTAAAGTTCATAATAAAGAGTATAGGATTTTCAAACTCGTAGAAGTACATGGGAATAGTTAAGATAGCAAACGAAGCAGCTGAGAGGCTGATAAAGGAGATACCAGCGCCAAAGCAAGGAATGAGGTACAGCCAACGCGCAGGAAAAGAGGTTCCGGTGTATAGGATAGTGTTTAGTAGGAAAAGTCAATTGAAATCTACTGAAAAGAGTTTTAAAGGTAAGTTTATTACAATGGACGGTATTTTATGTTGGTGCTTCCGTGTATCCTGATTTGACTTTAACCGAGATTTTACTAACTTTAAACTAAATTTTTAGTTTATGGCAGCGCCCGAAGGAAATCAATTTTGGAGAAAAAGATTAAAGCACGGCAGGAATCATAAAATCGAAACCGAGCAGGAAATCGAAGAAAACTTTGAAGAATACTGCCAATGGGCAGATGAAAACCCTTTGAATGAAATAGATTTTAGGGGCAAGGACGCAAATAAAGTAACTATTCCCAAAATGAGAGCAATGACTAAAGATCACTTTGCTCTATGCTGTGGTTTATCGGGATGGGAAAAGCTAGAAACTTATAAAGAAAGAAGTGAAGGTTTTCGCGAGGTCATAACGCGTATAGAGAAGTTAATCTACTATCAAAAGTTCACCGGAACTGCTGCGGGCTTCTTAAATCCGAATATTATAGCGGCTGACCTTGATTTAAAGAGCAAGCAAGAGATTGATTTAACTACAAAAGGCAAGCCTTTTACACTTAACATTAAGCCGGATTCGGAATAGTATTTGAATATGGTAGTGGTAAGTGGTATATTTGTTGCATGAAGCCAATTAATTTACCATTATTTTCGGATCATTACACCATTGATCAATCAGGTTTAATTTACTCTACACGTAGAAAAAATCCATTAGTTGGGAAAATAGACCGTTATGGTTATAAAGTCGTGTTACTTTGCGTTAGTGGCAATAGGAAGCATATAACCGTTCATAGATTAGTTGCGCTAACATTTATACCCAATCCAGAAAATAAGCCAACGGTTAACCATAAAGATGGTAATAAACAAAACAATTGTGTTGACAATTTAGAGTGGGCTACATTTCAGGAGAATACAAAGCATAGTTATGATACTGGTCTTAGTGTGGCATGGAATAAAGGGAAAGAAAATTGCTATTCAGACGAACAAATTAAGGTCATGAGGTCTGTTCAAACTTCAAAAAAAGTCAAATGCATTGATAAATTGGGTAATGAAATGTTATATCCATCAATTAATGACTTACTAAGAAATCAGGGTCTAGATAAGAGGACTGTTCAAAGAGTTCTGAGAAAACAGCGTCATTTTAAAACGGTAAAAGGATTTAAAATTGAATATGCCTGAGATACATTTTTCGCTAGAGCAGTCAAAGGCATGGTGGAGGTTGCTTGACCCAAAGTACAAAGAAGTAACTAGAATAATATTTGGTGGCGCGGCAGGGTCAGGAAAAAGCGTGCTAATAAGCCTATACACTGATTATATGGCAATGCAATTCCCCGGATCACGCGGTTATCTTGCCCGTGAAACGCTGAAAGACATCAAAGAATCAATCTTACTTACCTTCTTTGACATTACCAAAATGACTGGTAGTGTTTACAAGTACAGGGAAGATAAGTCTAAAATAAGTTATCCAAACGGATCCGAAATTTACCTTTTAGAAACGATGGCCTACCCATCAGATCCCAACTTTGAAAGGTTTGGGTCTCGAGAATATACGTTTGGCTGTATTGAGGAAGGGATTAACACACACCGAAGGGCAGCGGATTTGCTTATTTCCAGAACACGATATAAACATGATGAGTTTGATTTATACCCAAAACAGCTAATTACCTGTAACCCGGGCGATGGATGGATAAAAGATGACATTGTAATACCTCAGCTTGAAGGTAAGCCAAACAAAAAAGCTATATTTATTCCGGCCACACTGGCAAGCAACCCTAATAAGAAGTTTGCCGACAGTTACGCGGACACGCTGAATAGCAACCTTTCGACATTCGATCGGCTTCGTTTATTAGGTGGTGACTGGAATGCACGCCAAAAGACAGGGGCAGAGTACTTCAAAGAGTTTAACGCTGATCGACACGCCAATTTCAATAATGCTTATAATCCTAATCTGCCTTTACATATATCGTTTGATGAAAACGTCAATCCCCATATTACGTGTCAGGTTTACCAAATCGAAAAAAAGGACGATATAAAAACGGTTCGAATGATCGCAGAAATATGCCCACGGCCACCGCTTAACACCCGGAAAAGGGTTTGTGATCAGGTAATTCAAATGTTCCCCTTGCATAACTCAGGCATGTTTATCTACGGTGATGCCACAAGCCAAAAGAACGAGACAGCAAAAGAATATGGTGAAAACTTCTTTACTGACATAGCAAGCTACTTGTATAGGTACAATCCATCGCTCAGAGTGCCAACTAAAAACCCTGGTGTTGTAAGCCGTGCAGGATTCATTAATTTGATATTTGAAAAAGCCTACAGGGGCATAAATGTTGAAATAAATAGAGACTGCAAAGTGGCCATAACTGATTTTTCAAATGCTTTGGAAGACGAAGAAGGCGGAGTGCTTAAAAAGCGCGTCACCGATCCTGAAACCGGGGTAAGCTATGAGAAGTACGGCCACGCCTGTGATGCGTTTTGTTATTTCATTTGTGAGTGCTTTTTGGGTGACTTCGATTACTACTTATCCGGTGGTATAGTGCATGATTACCAATTTGGGAATGATCGAAGTTATACTTTCAGAAGATAACTTTTGTTTATTGTAGGAAAATTGCCAATTTTGGGAAACATTACCAAAATGGCATATTTACAAAAATCTGATTATACGATTTCAATTGCCATTGACCACTTAGACGAGATTCTCGAACAGGCGGCCAATACTTCGGGTTTAACAAGTGCGCAGGTATTAGCCCGCCATGAGTCACTTGCGGCCACAACAATAAAGACCTATTTAAAATCAAAATACGCCATTGATGCTGAGCTAAGTAAAAGCTTTTCAGAAACTAGGGATGAGATGGTTTTGTCTCTTTACGTTGATTTGGCTTTATGTTCACTTCACAAAACGATCAATCCGAGAGATATTCCAGAACTTAGGGCCGTAGCATGCACTGAGGCTATCCAAACGTTGAAAGACCTTCGGGACGGATTACTGTCGCTAAATGTGGCAACTATCAACAGCGATCCGGTATACGTTACTGAGCTAAACAGCCAAGTTAAATTTATCTCAAAACCTTTTAGCGACCTGTCGATATATGAGTAAGAACAACCGAAGATTTGAATCAAAGGCCGTTATTACTCCGCAAGAGCGAAAGGATAGTCCGGTAAAGTATGTTTTAGATCAGCAGAAACTTAGAGCGCGTCAAGACCTGCTTAGGCTTAGACTAGCTGTGGATTCGGCTGAGAACGTAATTAACTACGACAGGCAGCTATTGCACGACATTTACAGGGAGATTATTAAAGACCCGAATTTGGATTCCCAATTTGGGAGTCGTAAAATGAAAACAAAAAGCAGGGCGTTTAAACTGATGAATAGCGCTGGCGAAGAAGATGAACGGACAAAAATATTTGAAGCCGACTGGTTTACGAACTTTGTAGATGCGGCTTTAGATACCCGTTTGTGGGGTTATTCCCTTATCGAGTTCGGAACGTGGAACGGCAAAACATTCCTTCCGTACATGGTTAATGGTAAGATGTACGATGGGGTGAATATTATTGATCGGGATAATGTAAAACCGGAGTTAGCCGTTATCACCAATACGCCAGGGCAAAACACCGGTATTGCCTTTGATGACCCAAAATACAAATCAAATCTTCTGTTTGTCGGAACCTATCGCGATAATCTAAACACAATACTTTTTAAAGCAGCTAAATACATTCTATTCAAAGATAACTGCTTAGGCAACTGGTCGGAATGGGCAGAGGTTTTCGGTATGGATAAGCGTGTCGGTTACACAAGATCACAAGATACGGCACGGAAGAACTTTATGGAGGCAATGAAAAACCTAGGATCAAATGCCTACGGAGTTTTCAATATCGATGATAAAATTGAGTACATCGGATCACAGCGCACAGATGCTTTCAGGGTTTACCACGAAATGATAAAGTACATTGACGAACAGGTTTCTAAGCTTGTTTTCGGTCAAGATGTGATCTCAAATAACACCGGCCAGGTAGTTGGTAAAGTCGGTGAAAACGTGGCCAATATGTACGGTGATGCTGACGGGGTATTCATTGAGAGGTTAGTAAACGGCCAGCTTTTCGAATTAATGCGCGGTTTAGGAGTTAATTTGAATGGTGTTACGTTCCAATGGGACACTACCGAAAAGGTTGGCTTAAAAGAACGTAGCGAGATTGATTTGCGCATCTCTCAGATGGGCTACAAGCCTACTATGGAATACATAAAAACAACTTACGGAACTGATGTAGAGGAAAAAGAAGAAGAGGACAGCCCGGACACTTTAAAGCAGAACCTAAAAAACCTGTATGCTTAACTGGTTCAAAAAGCTTGATGTAAAAAACATAGATGATCCCGGTGATTTGTTCACTGCGGAGGAACTTGAATTTTACCTTTTGCTTGTCTACCATGAGATAGTCACAAAAAACCTATTAAGCACTGAGTTCCACGCTAAGATGTCGGCTTTGTTTGAAAAAGCCCTTTATCAAGGTTATGGTGGTGATCTCCTTACTTTTGGATTTGATTCGCCACAATGGAAAAACATTCGTGAGTTAAGGAAATCGCTTTATGTTTTCTCAGCGGCTAAACAATATTCCCAAGTAAGGGAAATGAGCGCTTTAATCTTCATAAATGGTGAAAAATCAGAATATAAGCCATTCAGGGAGAAAGCGACACAGATATTTGATACTTACAATAAGAACTATTTAAAAACTGAGTATAGTACTGCAATAGGTCAGGCTCAGATGGCTAGAGAATACACCGATGCTTACCAAAATCGGAATGTCACCCCATTACTTCAATACCGAACACAACGCGATGCTAGAGTAAGGGATGAGCATGCCATTTTAGACGGTATAACTTTACCAGTTGATCACCCGTTTTGGAATCTAAACATGCCAAAGAACGGCTGGAATTGTCGCTGTTTTACGGTGCCATTACAGAAAGGTAAGGTAACAGACATTTCACAGCGAGACTTATCGGACTTGAATGATGAAAAGAAATT